TATCACCTTTACATTTTTAAAGGGGGGATCAGACCCTGCGGCCCGACCCCCCACATGGTTCACTGACGTGGTTTAGTCGAGTGCGTAAAGCACGTAGCCAGTCAATGTGGTTGCATCAGGGATCGTACCGCCCTCGATCAACGCCTGCACAGTGAGACCATCTTTCGACGTAATCTTCTGTGTGGAGTGATCGGAGATCTGACCCGCAGCTGCGACTGAGGTTGCTGCCAAGAAGGCAGTTGGGTTAGCTGCCACAGCAGCATTCTGCAGGTTGGTGTAACCGGTGTGGCCGATCTTGATGGTGCGAGAAGCACCAAGAGCGGAGTTCACCAGAGACACATTCAAGATGCGAATGTTGCCAGCAGGCAGTTTGCAAAGGTTGACAAGGTCGCCAGAAGCGCCAGCACCGACTTGCGTGTAGGTGAAAGAACGAACGCGTGCGCGGCCGTGCTCATCACATACATCGTTCATCACTGCAGGCACGGCGACGTTGTTGCCGTACTCGGTGGAATTAGTAGTTGCCATAATGGATAATCCTCCTGATGCTGCCATTAAACTTCAGCGCAGATGATTTCAACTACCTTTTCCTCTTCCATACGAGTTGCCCCGAATGTAGCGGAAACGTAGACCTGAGTCGCATTGCGTTTGTCGCGGCGAGGACCAATGTCAACGGTGATGTCACTGCCAACGGCAAGCAACAGACCTGACTGTGCCCAGCAAGCAACGCGGCGGTTGCTAGAGGCGTTGGTACGAACCAGTTCAGTACGCACGAACTCAAAGCCCATGAAGGTGTTGATTTCACCAGCCACCAAAGCTTTGACGGTGTTGAAGTCAGAGCTAGTTACTTGCGTGGTCTGCAACAGATCAGTGATCTGCTTAGCAGTACATGCAATGTAACGACGCTCCGTCGGATCGACTTCGTTACGGTCGAGGATCTGCTTGGCCTTACGCAGTTTGCCAATGGTCAAGCCGGAAGCTGCAGCAGAACCAGACTCAACATAGTCCACAGCGATTTGCTGCGAGCTAGGGAAAGTCACAGTGGTGCTACCGGTCTTGCCAGTGTACACGGTACCGAAAGCGGCATCGAGCACGATCTCGTCCATCTTACGACCGAGAGCAAATGCTGCACTCTGTGCGTAAGGAGACGTAGGATCGATCAGCGTGCGGATACGGTCAGGACGGTCGATAAGATCGCCCCAATCGAAGTCGCGCAACGCAACACGACGACGGTCATGCGGAGTATTCACCAAGGGGGTATCCTGGTGACGGCCTGTTACCTCTTGAGCAGAAGTCGCGCCAATCCGATCATAGAACTCAAACTCAGCATTCTGAGTTTCAGTACGAACGAGCGGACGCAAACGCGAGCCCTTCTGCTGGACGAGGTGATCTACGTTGGCACGGTACTGCTGTACAAATGCCGTAGTGATTTGAATGGACATTATGTCCTCCTCATTCAGTTGAAGTTAAAAACGGTTTGCTCGCAGAGGCTGCCCAATAATTCGGACCCCCACATACCCTTATGGCTAGGCGATGCCTACGGACCCTTTCAGGTTCCCCGTTACTAGAATAATACAGCAAAAACCAGAAAAAGAAACTACCCTAGCATCTTTCCCTTGGTCAAAATTCCACCAGAGTCAGAAGACTTCACCTGCAAGGTGCTGCCCATATTGACTAGGTCTGAACTCTGCTGTACCAATTTACGACGAATATCTTGCTCTTCCTGATCCATAGGAGCAGCTCCTTTGGCTTTCAGTCGTTGCGAGATTATTTCAGACATTGACTTCTGAACTTCTGACGGCAAGTTCGCTGACTTGACTGCTTGCTCAACGATTTTTTCCCGTTTCTGCACATCAGCCGACGTGGGTACATACAGCTGTTGCCGCATCAATTCCATGTCTTTTTCAAGCTTGCCTGTCAGAAGTCCCATGTCACACCGCCTGTTCTGGGTATGCGAAGCCGAAAAGGTCCTGCATCTTCTGCACGGCTTCCTTATGACCTGTTGCCGCA